GTGCTTACATGATGATGCACCGCGCTGAAGCCGCAGCATCAGTAGCAGCAGATGATATATTAGGAGGTTACATGTTCGGTGGTGATACGGCATCCAACGAAATTGGAGCAATGATTACTGCTGAAGCAGACGCAGCTTGGACTGCTGCTGATTATGATTACCCTTCAAGAATCAAATTCTGGACGCAAAGCGATGGCACAGGAAATCAGTTTGCCGCAGCTAATGCTGAACGGATGGTAATTGATTCTAGTGGCAATGTCGGCATCGGAGACACAACCCCATCTTATAAATTAGACGTAAATGGAACATTCAGAACAACAGGTGCGGCCACGTTTGATGGTTCAGTTACTGCAACAACCTTTACTGGCAACGTCTCTGGCAATGCTGCCACGGTAACAACCAACGCCAATCTAACGGGACACATTACATCTTCGGGCAATGCCGCTAGTTTAGGTTCATTTACCGTAGCTCAGTTAAGTACAGCACTTTCTGACGCTACCCTTTCTGGAAACAACACTGGCGACCAAACCAACATTACGGGTAATGCTGCCACAGTAACAACCAACGCCAACCTTACGGGCGATGTGACAAGTTCTGGAAACGCCACCACAATAGCTGCAGATGCAGTGACAGGAGCAAAGATAGCGGACGATGCGATTGATTCAGAACATTACGCAGACGGCAGTATCGATACTGCCCACATAGCTGCTGACGCAGTAACAGGAGCAAAGATAGCGGACGATGCGGTTGACATTGCAATGTTGTCAGCAACAGGCACGGCAGATGCAACAACATTTTTAAGGGGAGACAATACATGGACAGCCGTATCCGGTGGTTCGATTTCGGCAGTTACCAATGGTGCAGACAATAGACTAGCTACCTTTAGCAGTAGTGACGCCCTGAACGGTGAAGCTGGGTTACTTTTTGACGGGACGAACTTGGGAATTGGGGCTACGCCAAACAGTTATACCAACTATACAGCCCTCACAGTAAACGGTGTAAATGCTGGTGGGTCATTGTTGGATATGGAAGTTAATTCCGTATTGACATACGAGCTGGCTGTAGAGGCTGCACAAGTTACGCACAATGCTGTCACGAATGTTCCAATGGTGTTCAAACAAAATAACACCGAGCGGATGCGAATCGATGCTACAGGCGTGGGCATCGGGACGACTGCGCCTGCTACCACGCTTGAACTGGCAAGCACCGACCCTGTTATACGATTAAACGACTCAGGCGCTATATCTGAAATATCCGGCGACGGTGGCAATTTGGCGATAGGGGCTGGTACGGTAAGCAGTTCAGATAAGGTGCTTACTCTCTCTGTGCAGGGTGTAGAGAGAATGCGAATCAATCCGGGGGGCAATATCCAAACGCCTATCTCCGATAGCTACGATGTTATTGGAGGGAGCTTTACCTATAATATCGACTTTTCAGATACCAACCTTATCAGGCTTAACCTCACAGACGACGGCGTTACTGGTCCTACCAGCGATCTCACGCTCACGACTAGCAACAGAGAAGCCGGACGCACAAAACGTATTTACATAAAAGGCATGGATGCAGCCATGCTGACGGAGATCACTGAACCGGGGTGGGCTATTTTTGGTGTCGATATGACTTCGTTATCTTCGTATGACATGATATTAGATATGACCTGTTGGGGTGATGACGATGCAGATATAACAGTTCAAGCAGTGGAACAATCCTACGTATAGCGTAGTAAGCAAACAAACAAACAAACAAATACTATTATGCCAAACACATATAAATGGACCCGTCTGGAGCCCTTGGTAACGACACAAGAGGTTAATGGCCAGCAAGAAAAAGTCGTAGAAACTTTGGTCGCCGGAATGACAGCCGTGAGCGATGATGGCTATTCGGCGTTTATTGACGCTGCTATTGCTTGTCCGCTTGACCCCGACAACTTCACCACCTTCGACGAAATCGACGAGGCTTGGGCTACGGCTAAGGCTATTGCCGTTGCCGAGGAGAAGGGGTGGGAATCTGCTTTAGATAAGCAGATTGAAGCTGCTCGTGCACGTCCACTTCCAGCGAAGTTCAAGTTTCAGGAGCCCGTTGAAGAGGAGCCATCTGAGTAATTAACAGGATAAATCACATGGGGGATCATGGACATGATTGATATAAATGATGTAAAAGTGGCTATTGCCTCAGTAAGTGGCTTAGGAAATTGGATGTTGGAGCTGGATACAGTTCTGCATTTTCTAATAAGCCTCGCTTCTCTGGTTTATATAGTTATCAAAATACACCAGTTGGTTAAGGATAAAGACAAATGAAAGGATAGGTATGGGGGGAGGAGCAGTATCATCAAAACTCTTCAGTAAAGGTACAGACTAGGTGGCAAACAGATACACCAGTATATCTGTGTCACCGAGCAAGGGCGGAGCATTAATGTCCCGCGTCTCATCGTCTGAAGCTGGAATATCCAACTATCTAGTTAAGAGGGACTTTCGGCGCGACTCAGATTATGAAATGCGTCGTGAAGGGTATGACTACTTTGGTGACTTTGATGGGTCTGACATAGGTACTCAGCCGTTCCCTGCCGGAGTCTCGTCAACAGACAAGATAGATCTCATTCACATGGCTAGGTCTGCAACAGGCAAGACCCAAATTGTGATAGGTACTAAGACAGCGCTGTATGTTTACAATGCGCTGGAATACGATTACATCGTAGATCCAACCTCATCAAATAATCCTTATGTTCTAGGGGTGGACTCTGGCGGTGGCACTAACCCTTACTTTGGCGACACCGAATGGAAAACTATTGGAAGCGGGTTCTCATCATCGGGGAGAAGATGGGAAGCTGTCAACGTCAGCGGATATGTTGTATTCAACAATGGGGTTGATTTACCTGTTTCGTGGAAGATAGGAGATTCGTCCGTGACACCCATCTATGAGTTGCGGGATCTAGGGATCGCCCATATCGGTACAATAGCAGCCTTTAATAATATCCTAATGCTCGGGGATATTAGGGAAATACCTTCAACCACCCACTCGGCGTGGATGAATGATTCAACCCCTTATGGAAAATACTCCGAAGGACTGGCTACCCCAAGGTATCAATACAGGCTTTTATGGTCGTCTCTTAACGCTCCCACCGAATTTGGAGTTATTGTTACAAGCTCTGCCACAGCATCGTCCACAACAATCACTATGGACTTCCCGTCACAGAGCTTTAAGGCGGGGGATTCTGTTGTAGTTACCGGGGCAGGGACAGCAGGAGGCAACCTATACACCACTGTATCCAGTATATCTGGAACCAGCGTAGTGCTGGATGACGCGGCGGCTTACACTACAAGCTCAGCAATACTCCAGAAACAGTCATCTGTAGGCTCAATAACAGGCTTTGATGACCTGCAGGATGATGCTTCAGGAATACTTAAGATGTCCGAACTGATGGGTCAGCTGGTGATATACAAGGATACCAGTAACTTTTTAGCCAAGTACACGGGTGTTGTTTCTGTTCCGTTTTCATTCAGCAGGTTGCCTATTTCAGAGGGAAAGAACTTGTACTACAAATCCACCCTGCAAAACGTAGATGGAAAATACCATGTGTATGCGGGTCGGAATGCCTTTTATAGGTTTGACCTGCAGAACCGTCAGCCATCTGAAATCAGGACACTAGATCTTTGTGGGAACATATTTTTCGAAGACCCCAGTGTTAACATATCGGAAACAGATAACATTTTCGGTACGTTCAACACTAACACCAAGGAAGTCTGGTTTGTGTTCCCGTCCTCAACGAGTGACAAAGCAATATGTTACGACACACGCTACGGAACTGCATCAACGACCAGTATAGATATTACGGCTGCGGCATCTGTTAAAAGACCCACCCTTAATATCCAACCAGTGGAAACCGAGGACTGGTTTGTGATGGGCACATCCAACGGAACATGCTTGGTCTATGGGATGGTGGATAAGGCGCTTTCGTGGTGGTCAGATAAGACCGAGATATTCTATCGACGTTCCGACAAGACAGATACAACCACCACTGAATCCTATGATAGCCTGCTTTCTTCTGGATTGAGTGATTTTGGGGATGAGTTCAATGAGAAAGACATGAGGTCTTACCTCCCAAATCTATCCAGCAAGCAAGAAGGTCTCACTAATCTAGGCCTTTCGGTTAAGATATACGCAGCAGAATCTCAAGCCACCGCTGAATCATTGGTGGCGGGTCCGGTAGATATAGACGAACCAAAGGAGAACATGGTTTCGCTCTTCGCTCGTGGTCATAATTTCAGGGATGAAATCACCGTTACAGGCAAAGACAACCCTGTAAGGCTGGCTAGTAGGACTTACGAAATGTCCAAGGTTGGTTCAAGGTCCTCAATCAGGAGGGATGATTAGTGTCTATTTACTCTCAAAAAATAGGAAAGATATCAGCAAATACTTCTGGTGATATTCCAGAGATGCCGTCTGATACTGAACAGTTACCTGAATGGTGGGAGGAGGTAAGGACAGTCTTAAACCGACAACGCGAGGAGCTAGGGGAGGACTTAACTCCTATTAGAATTTCTTTTGAATCTGCAAATACTTGGAATCACGTACACAACCTTGGAAGATACCCAATGATTCAAGTGCTTGATAGTTCTGGTAATGTAATCAGCCCCTCCGTCCAACACCTTAGCGTTAAAGAAATAGAAATTACACATAGCGGAGCCACAGAAGGCTCTCTTATTTTGTATTAGACCTACTATAATATATACCCTAAATTCAAGATATGGCAGCTACAGCTCCTACCCTAACCCTTAGATTAGTCAAGACAGCCCCGTTGACTGCTCAGGAAATGGACGACAACTTGTCCGACCTGAAGACCTATGTGCTTGAAGCAGAGACTCAGATACTTGACGGAACTGGCACTTTCTCTAATAACGTCATTCCCGGCAGCGCCATTACGGATAATTCCATAACGGCCACTGAGATAGCTGCCGATACAATAACAGCCACCCAGATCGCTGCAGACACTATTACAGCAACTGAGGTTGCTGCCGATGCCATTACGTCCTCAGAGCTTGCAGATGATGCCGTGGATACAGCGGCTATAGCTAATGATGCGGTAACTAACGCCAAGATAGCGGATGCCCAGATAGATTCAGAACATTACGTAGATGCCAGTATCGATACAGATCACATAGCTGCAGATGCGGTGACAGGGGCAAAGATAGCGGATGACCAGATAGATTCAGAACATTACGTAGACGGAAGTATCGACACAGCCCACATAGCTGCTGACACAGTGACAGGGGCAAAGATAGCGGACGATCAGATTGATT